CTTGAGCCATAACATTCAAAATAATTCCCTCTGTGTAAAGCATTTTACTTCCAAATGTGGCAGACTTTGTTTGATTTTCCTTGAAATCAACAGATTTTTGTCTTAATATTTTATCTAATTTTAAGTTTTCTGGTATAGGTAAATTTGTTGTATTTTCTAAATCAATTCCTGGTCTTGTTTTAGTAATTTCTTTTCCATCTACAATCTCTGTAAACTCACCACCAATAACAAGTTTTTGATATTTAATAGAATACTCTGCTTTCTCAGCAGCAGAGACTTCTTCCCCAAGAGCCAATCTTTGACCAATCTCATTTACTGTGGCAACAGTTCTTTCAAACTGTGATCCTGCTGATTTTCCTAAATCAGCTGTTCCCATTGGCAATTGGTTAAATTGATCTGCTGTTATAGAAATAATTTTATTATCAGGGATTTTTGTTCCAGGAAATACTTTCTTAAACTCTTCTTCATTTGCAATTTTTACAGGAAAAGGTTTTGAAGGTGATGGGTCTTTTACAACTTCTGATAATTTAAAATTTTGATTCTGTAAATTTTTTGCTTCTTGTATGCCCATGAATTTAGTATATTTTTCACCAAATGGTGGAGTCACTTCGTAATTTTTAAAACCAGTTGTTTTACCTAATGCTGTTGCCAATGTTAATGCTTGTGCTGGCATTGCTGCTTTAAGTTTTCTTTCTTCTTCAGCTCTTTTTAGTAAATAAGCAGTTGGTGATTCCATTGCTCCAGTAGCAGAACCCAAAAGTGTTGCTCCTGGCTGACTAGCTTGTTTTGCCATTTCAGTAAAGTATAAAAGTCCAAGCATATTTTTATCAACAGGTTTAGGGGCTGGAGAAATTTGTTTAATTAAATCTAATGCTCCTTGATAATCCAAACCACCTAATGCACCTGCATTTACATCTGCCATATTTGTAGATGAAGCACCTAAATTATTTGAAGGAGGTTTATTTAATTCACTCACAATTTTATTTAATTGCTTTTGATTCATGTCACTTGCATCAACATGATCAAATAAAGAATCAAAACCTTGATTTACAAAATGTGACATAATCTATCCTTGTGACAACTTGTATGCATTATATAATGCACCAAGTCCACCTAATGTTTGTCCATAAATACTTGGGTTCTGTATGTATTGTGAGCCTGTTTTCATTCCATAACTTGTTTGATCATATGGAACACCTTGTAAAGCACCTAATAAAAAATTCAATTGTTGTTGTGGATATTGTCGTTGGTCAGTGTAATCAGCATAAGCCAAATCTAATGCCATTTGATCTAATTGCCTTTGGGCTTGACCAGTGCTTATAAGTCCAGCTGCAGCTTGTTCCTGAAGTCCTTGCACAAGTGGAGCCATTCCTTCAAGTTGCTGTGTTCTACGGAGTCTAGATGCTTCTTCTGTTTCATAGCTTGTTCTTGCTGCATCTTCTGCTCCAAATCGAGCAGTTCTGTCTTCAGTAAAACGACCTCTCATAACATCTTCAGCTCCGAATCTTGCATCCCTATCAGTGTCATAGCGACCTGCAGCAAAACCTAAACCTTCTTTTGCAGCCTGTGATCGTATATCACCAGCTCTTGTTGCAGCTTCCCCAGTTGTCTGACCTTCAAGTATTCCTAATCGAGAACCGAAACCTCCACCTCCTTTTGCTGCTTTGGCTCTCGCTAATGATAAATTATCATAAAGTGTTTGATCGACTTGCCTTACTGCAGGATCTGCTGCTGACTGATAAATATCTAAAAAAGGTTGAGCTGTTTCTATTGAGAATGGATCTCCTAATAATTCCTGACGAGTTGCACCTTCATATGGTTCTCCAAGCAATTCATCACGAGTCATTGAATCATAACCTTTGCCGAGAGTCATTGCTGATGCACCTGCCAAATCTATATAAGGTTTATAGGAATCTGCACCTTCTCTAAGGATTTCTGCTGCTCTCTGCTCATCAGGTGTTAATTTAGAGCCACCATAACTCGCTATTCTTGGTCCAGTATATTCTGGGTAAGGTGATGATGCTATATTTGCAGCTTGTTCAAATAACATTTTACCACCAGCAGAAACCCATTCTGGCAGTTCTGTTCCTTCAACAGTTTGACTTGCATCTGGCAATTCAGTTACACTAGTTGTACAATAGCCACCCATTTATCTCTCCACATAAATTGACCCAGCTTTTTTTAAACCAAGTCTTTCAAAAAATTTATCTTTTCGTTCTATATCACCAGAGAACACATGTCCAAGCCTTACAGGGATATTAACCGATTTTGCATAATTTATAAAGGTTTTAACCAACATTATTCCTGACCTTGACTTTCTATGGTTTTTAGACACAAAAAACCACAAGTCAGATAAGTGTTTCTCATCGCTCCACCAATCGCATCCATATAAACCTCCTATCGAACCTGTTACCATTCCTTCATCATTATAACTTATAAATACTATTCCTGTTTTTATTAAGCTATCAACTTTATTCGCAAGGCACTCAAGTTTTATATCAGGGATATTTAAAACTGCTCCTTCATGCATCTCTTTTAAAAGAAGCAATATTATGAAGGCATCATCTAAATTTGCCCTTCTTACATTCATCCCATATTACTTAATGCACCCATTTCTTCTTGCATTGGCTGTCCTTCTCCTGAAACTGCATTAATTAATTCAGCAAGTTCTGGTAAAAGTTTCATTAATATTCTCGCAGTTTCAGGAGAAATAGCACTATCAAGCATAGACAATTCCTGTTCTGACATATTCGCCAAACGAGCCATAAGAACAGCAGTAATTTCTTCTGATGGTCTCATTAAATTTGCTTTGGCTTCTGGTGGCATTCCACCTTGCATTGGCATATTTGCACCTTGCATTTCTGGCATTGGTGGCATATTTGCACCTTGCATTGGTGGCATCATTGGTTCAGCCATATTATATCTCCTTTTGTTTGTAAAGTGTTGACCAATCTGTTTTATTACAAAAAGATCCTATTACCAAGCATATCGGTTCTAAAATTTTCCTGTAAACCTTACCTAAATAATCTGGCTTTTCTCTTTCACCATATATATAAGCAATCTCATTCGCTCTATGACCTGCGACATGTTTCCAAAAATTAACTAATTTTCCTTTTCGCATTTGCTTAACCATCCAAACTGCCCAGATGTGATAACCATTAACATGCATCGGAGTTAAATAGTCTCTCGTGAATTTATAATCAAGAACAACTTGTTTCCGAGACATTATTCCTTGCCTCATTAATTCATTGCATATAACTCTTCCACCAACCATACTTCCTAAAGTTCCACCGACAAAACCACCAATTCCAGGAAGTAAAGCATTTCCGATATAAGTTCCAAGTGCCTGAGCACCTGCAGATCTCGCTGCTTTTACAGGATCTCTTCCTGTTGCTAATTGAATTCCGAAATTAACAAGAGCTGTGCCTCCTGCTTTTGCAATATTTGCTTGTCCAGATATCTTTTTAGGATTTAATCTTTCTACAAACCGAGATCCGAATGTTGGTGGTGCAGTTGATGCTGTTATAAAATTGTCACGAAGATTGCCTTTAGCTGATTGTTTTGCTGCTGTTAAAACTGATTGATCGTAAACTCCTTCAGGTAATTGTTGCTTTGGTGAAAAAAAATCCAATAAAGATGAAGTTTTTTCCTGATTCAATTCATTATATAAGTCCAAATTTCCTGTTGCTTCTGCAATTGTTCTAGATGAAAGCTCTGGTTGAAATGCAGAGCCTTTAGGGATTTGTTTTTCAGCAAGAAGTTTATAACCTTTTCCCATTGCTGTATCAACTAATTGTGTTGGTGTTGAGCCAAATGTATCACCTAAACCTTCAAACAATGCACTTTGACTTTCTTGTTGAATATACGGATCAGCAAAAGATGCTCCTATTTGGCCACCAGCTTGAACTGCAACCTGACCAGCAATATCACCTGCAACCTGACCCATTGTTAATTGCTCTGGAGTTGCGAATCCTTCAGGGAGTCCTTGAGCATCAATTAATTTCTGATATTCTTCAAGCATTGATTGATCCATAGGATCTGATGGTGTGTATGTTCCTGTTCCTGTTTGAATACTTCGAACCCAATTAAATATTGGCATCGCTGCTGTTCCATAAGTATTTTGCAAATCAGATAAATCCCCTGATGGTGTTTGAGATTGTAACTGATAAAGAGGATATGTTATTGGTTGTACAAAGTCCTCTTCTCCTAATCCTGTTAATGCTCCTGATGGTTCAGCCATTAGCTATTCTCCATGTAACTTGCAACAACATGCAATCTTGCTGCTGTTGTTGCTGTTGCTTTTAAAATTTCACTTTCCTGCAAAACTAATGGTGCTTTTAATAATTCTTCTGTGCTTAATGCTCCAATTGATTCATTTTTATATAAACTAAAAATAGCACTTGCACTATCAGTAATTGTTAATGTTATTGTGTCTTCACTTGCTGAATCATTAGAAACCATAATAGACTTAAAAACACATGTTGATGCTGCTGGAGCTGTTAATACAGTTGTCGCATTTGTTGTCGTTAAATCTACTTTTGCATTTTTATAATTTATTGCCATTAACTCATAAACCAACTTACTGATTGTGCTTCATCAGATAAATTTCTTGTTGCTGTACTTGCTGCGAAAAAGAGAACTTTTTTATCTAATTCAAGTGCATTTATTAATCTGTTCATAAAACCTTCATTATAATTTGAAGGTGGTTTCGGAAGTCTGAAAGTTGCTGGTGTTGACATTATCTCATTCCATCCTGCCTTGTGTTAATCCGAAAATCTCCAATCGACCAATCATCATCTGAGCCTGTGCTTGATAATTTAACTGCAATTTGACGACCTTTTGATCTTGTACTTAATTTAGTCGTTGTTGATGAAATAGTAAATGGTCCTTTGGTGACTTCCGTTGCATTCGGATATTTTCTTGATTTTAATTCTATAAATAAACTTGTGTCAGAGGTTAAAGTTGCATCAGGGATAATTTTATCAATCATGTATAAATTTTCTCCACCTGAAGATATCTCCATTGGAGAACTTTCTATAAATGCTGGCATTGCTGCTCCATCTGCACTTGTTCCTGTTTCCTGTTCATAAAGATATCCTGAAGCATCAAATGCAAAAGGAACTTTTCTCGCTCCGAATGAATCATGCCAAACACTTCTATCCATAGAACCTACAGTCCAGACATTATCTTGATAATCATATGTAACATAGCTGTCTGGCTCTGGGTTTGTTGTTCCTGCTGAATTAGATGTACTTACATAAAACCAAGTAATCTCTTTAAACTTGCGATTCTGAGCAATAACTGTCTTGTCTATATAATCGAGTTGCATTCTATCAAATACAAAATATTGAACTGGACATGGCAATTCTTTTATAATGCCATCATAAACAAAGAACCTATCTTTCCCCATCCAATATACTGTGCCATCAACATCACCAACTGTGTTTTTTCCACCAGCTCCTGATCCTGTTGATAACAATCTAAATGAGAATATGAATGGTGCTCCAATAAATGCCATACCATACGTTGCTTCATCTGTAAAAATAAGCATCTCATCTCTTGTAGGTTGCATGGTTACTATTTTTGTGCCTATTTCAAGTCTTTGATCACCTGCTGTATTGGTTGCTGTTGGAGCAAACACAGTAAAATCTTCCTGATCAGACCAACGAACAAGCATCGGATCAAGGGCAGAGCCACCATATGCAATTGAGCCAGCAACAACAAAATGACGATCAGGAAAAGATATTGTTGAAAATCTTATTTTAGCAGGAACTCCTGATGAATCTGAAATATCTGACACTAAGGAAGAACGAGTTCCAACTCCACCAGATGTGTCCCAATAATACATAGCACCACCTCGAACTGAAGCCAGTATATCCTCACCCCATATACTCAAAGACCAAACTGAATGCTCAAGATTAATATCAGATTCACTGGCAGATCTCGGAGTTCCCCAAGTTGATTCTCCATATCCACCAACACCCCATCCAAGGGCAGGATCTCCAGACTGTGTTCCTAAATTACCATCTATCCCAACTAAATATTTAATTGTAACAACCAAACCACCTGCTGAAACTGTACTTGTGGCTGCACTCGGAACTGTTATTGTAAATGCATTGGCAGTTGTTACTGTTATTTTAAATCCTTTTGTTCTATTTAAAACAGCAGCTGTAACTCCACCTGTCGCTGCAGATCCTCCAAGAACAACATAATCCCCAGTTGTCGCTCCATGTGCAGTATCAGTTATTGTAACAGTTGTGCCTTCATCAGCAGTCGTTATCGGATTTACAAGAACTTGAGCTAGAGCTGTTCCACTATCATGAGCTGCAGCCGATGTGCTGTTTGTTCCTCTTGTGCAACCTGTTAATGTTAATGAACTTATTCCTGTATATGTAATTATTTCACTTTCTATTTTTATAATTCCAGCTGATGGAAAACCTGTTACACTTGCAACATCAATAGAAGTTTCGCTATCGTCTAATGCTTCAGTGACAGTTGTAGATCTGTTTGAAAAATCTCTTAATGGAGTTATATCGTACAATATTCCATTTTCAACAATATATAAATGACTGTGAGTTCCAACAACAATTCTATCTTCACCATCACTTGGTGCTCTCCAGAAAAGCATGTTTCGACCAATGCCTGTTAAAGTTGCTTCTGATGTATAATCAGCATTATTATCTGTGTCTGTTCCATATAATGTGTCTTTTACCCAGCCACCTATTTTTTCAGCATAACCATTTTTAAAACGCACAAGATCACTATCGATCCAAAATGGTCCATTTTTCCCTGCTGAATATTCTGTTATATCTTTAACAACACCAGCTTTAACTCTCATCAATTGAAGTGGCAACTTTTCTCATCCTTTCAACTAATCTTTTAGCTCTATTAGGAACTTGTTTATACCAACGACTGTCAACCATTTCATCTGCAGCACGATTCCAATCTGCATCATCAACACCAGCTTTCATTCCTTTAAATTTGCTTAATCTTGGTCTGCCCATATTGAACATCATATTTGCTATTATTAACTGACATTCATTAGGAAGTTTATCGAAATCTTCATAAAGTTTTTTGCAGTCTTGTACAACTGAATTTATATCTTGTGCAAATAATTCGTCACATCTTTCTTGACTAATTGATGTACCAATTTCACAACCATGCTCTGGATCGCTTTCTAAAATTAAATGGCCACATCCCACAGTAGGTAATTTTAAATGATCGAGATAGACCTCTAGCTTAATTCCTTCGTCTTCAGCTATTTCATTTTGTAATTTTTTTAAATCCATCTATTTATTCTTTTGGTTCATTAGTTGTAATCCTGTTTTACCAAACCTATATCCAAATGAGCTTCCAATGCAAATATATAAACAAGTGGAGAACCAATCAGGTGTGCTCGTATTAAGAAATTCAAACCCATTAGCAACATAAGGTTGGCTAAAAGGCAAGAAGCATCCGACTAATATTCCTCCGAAAATAATAGTCCAAAATTCGTCTTTCCATGATCCAGCCATTTGATTAGTGAGGTTTTGCTCCATAAGCATACCAGAAGTGGCTTCAGTTTCGTAAACTTTTGCTTCTGCTTTAGCTCTAGCAACCTTTACCTGTGTTTCAGCTTTTTGTTTATCCATTTTCCCTTGTATAAAGGTACTCGCTATATTAGCGATAGGTGAGATTAAACTAGCAAACATTAATTACTCCTCCCTGTAACATATCCAGCGAGAATTAATACTGTGAAGTCTTTAATTTTCATAATACTTCTTTTCCATCATATCTTTTACCAATAAGTACATCAAAATCTTTTTCTTTTTTCCCACCATCATATTCCCAAGCATAACCTTGATCAATCATTAATTGATTAATAGATACAGGAGAACCATCAGCATAAATCCAACCAAGCATTCTTCCATATTTGCCATCTTTTTCTGTCGATATTGTTAATGTTTTAGCATTTTCAAGTTTATGTTTTAGATGCTCTTTAGCTTCAAGACCAAATATTTTTTCTTCGGCATTACTTGTTCTGCTTTCTGGAGTATCTATTCCAGCTACACGAACTCTTTCTTTTTTTGTAAGATTAAATCCTAAGTCAATGTTGACATCTATTGTGTCCCCATCAACAATTTTTACAACTTCTTTTATTTTATATTCATACATTTTCTGACCTTTTTAATAGATATGATCCATTCTCATTAAAAACAAAAATTGCTTTGTCTTTTTCAGTTCTTTTTTCCAATTCTTTTTTAAATTTATTTCTAAATTTTTTAATTCTCATTTGTAATAATAAAACTTTATTTTCTAAATCCATTAACCTTTTTTATCCAGATTTTGAGGAATGCAATAAGCCTTGACCCAAATTTTGTCTCCAGCGAGGGATTGGGTCCAGTTCTGTGCTCTGATTTGCTGTGCATATCTAAGGCACGTATCCAGGTCATTGAAATAAACGCTCTCCTGTACTGTACCAGATAAAAAAACTAATAAAACCCATGTCATTATTTTCCATTTTCTTTTGCCCTAGTAAAAGCTGTTGTCCCCATAAAAACAGAAACAATACCTAAATTAGCTACTATGTAAGTAGAAAGAAGAGCTGTGACCATTACAACACGAGTGTCTGGAATTATAGGACTCATTGCTAAAACTATCAGCACTATCGAAGAAATAGATGAAACCCAGCAGATAAGTCGTTGTTGGTCGTGCATTTTATCATTGTTTTCTAGACGTACCATCCGCTCTTCCTGGGCAATTTCCTTATCTGTTACAATGCCATCACCATCAAGATCGTGTTTTAAATATTTACTGTCTTTTGAAAGTTTCTTTGTCATACGCTATTTCTTTTTCCTTTTAATCTTGTGTTCTCAAGTAGTACTTTATAGTAGGAAGCTGTTAATTGTTTTAAATCTTCTTGCAATAGAAACCTTTGTGTTTTCTCAGCCAACATTTCTCGTCTCAATGTTTCTTCAAAACTGTCTTCATGGTTTTCCCACGTGTTTATTTGTCTGTTAGCCATTTAAAAAATGGTGTTCTTTTTTTTGTTCCAATAAATTCTTTAACGAGATCCATAATAGTCTTTTTTTCTTTTACCCATGCTTCATTAGCTTCGGTAAATGGATCATCTCCTACAAATTGACCTTTTTCATTTGTAGCTCTTTTTTTCGGTCTTCCTCTGTTGGTCATCATTTACTCCTTATTTTTTCCTTTTAGGTATGCAATATGCTTTGACCCAAATTTTGTCTCCAGCCACTCGCTGATGGACATTTTGATTACGAATTTTTTTAGAGTATTCAAGACAGGTGTCCAAATCATTAAAATCAATCTCCTTATTTTAACATAAGCCCTAATAATAATACAATCGTAGTACCAGAAAACCCAATCATCACAGCTTCAATACGTTTAATTCTTACGATGGTTTCTTTCCATCGTTCAGCACACACAGCTTCATGAGTATCTATCTGAGATTTAACTTGTGATGCTGTAGGCTTTGCCATTAGACAGTTTGACTTTCTCTGAATGTCTTATAAGCTGCCTTAACTGCATCAGTCCAAGCTGCTGTCGTAATCGCCTGTACATCTGCATCTTCACCACTGATGTCAGTAGCAGAATGTGTCCATGTATCACCACTTTTTGATGAACTAAATGGAGTTAAAACATGACGATCAAAAGAACGAGTTAGTTCTTTCTTAGAACCATCTGCCTGTTCTTCCATTAGCTTTGTAGCTTTACGAACTTGTATGTTCCATTTTAATATAACTTCAATTCTGTCGTTTTCTAATTCTTTTGTAATGTCACCATTTGCCATGTTGTTTCTCCTTTTCCAACTCTAGCAATACACTAGAGTATTCCTTTATATTAAAAATCTGTTCTATACCAACCACTTACAGAATATAATCCTAATCCTAGACTAGACCAATCAAAACTAGAAGAGTCTGGTTCTGAGTGGTAAATGAATGCCTGATTTGCTGTAGCTTGTACACACACATTTCTTGTATTACTGTTAGTATGAAAATCGTGAAATCCTAAAGTTAATGGGTGGTTTATATATCCACCCGGAGTAAATGGTAAGCCGTTTACTTGTACTGTACTACTCCAACTTCCTACATTTGTCAGATTACAAGTAAACATTATATATACGGCATTTGCAA